GCTTTGGCTACTGCGCGGGCTATGAGACGCAGGATCGGGGCGCCTGGCACGTTCACCTTGCGGTTTACAAGATGCCTGCTTTCGTCATGATGAAAAAGCAGCTTCCCAATGGCCAATGGCGTGAGTTCAAGGTCAAGGGGCGCGACATCGGTACGGTGGTGTGGCGTGGCATCGTCGGTGCAGACAATGGCCTGTGCTTCATCGGTGGCAAGAAGAAAATCAAGAATTCACCGGCGAAGCTCGCGGCCTACGTGTCGAAGTACATCACCAAGCACTATGAGGCCGTTCCTGAGGGCAAAAAGCGCTACACGCACTCGGAGGGTGGGCAGGTGCCGAAAGTCGTGCGTGAGCGCTTTGTAGCGGCCTCGCTGAGCGAGTTGATCGGGCTGTGCTTCTGGCTGGATGATGGCGATGAGGTCGTGTCGCATCGCGTCGGGCGATTCAAGGACAGCTATTACCTATGCACCGAGCCTGCGGGGTGGGGCGATTTGCCGGCAAATGAATCAACGATGAGGGATGCAGCATGAAGCGGTTTTCGGTCGCGGTCAGCGATGAGCTATTCGATCAAATCGAGGTGCTGCGACGTGCCCTGCCCGTGCGCTTCGAGGGTCGTTGGGCACGGCCATGGTCGAGGGATTACACGGCGTCGTGGCTACTCGGTCGTGCGGTGCAGTTGTCGGAGATCTCGCGGTCGCTGAAAGTGAATCAACCGGATCTGCTCGAGCACGTGAATCAAAAGGTCGACGGTGGTGTACAAAGTGGGGATGGCATGCCCCCCGCGTGAGTACGTTCCTAATTTCGTGTTGGTCACGGGGCCGCCGTTGCCGACCTATGCCGAGAAGCTGGCTGCATATCAGCGCGATCAGGAGCTTCGATTTACGTCGTCGTCGCGCGCTGAATATGAGCGGAGAAAAGCTGCCGACGTGGTGGCTCGCAGGCAGCAAAAAGCGCCCTGACGGGCGCTGTGCTAGGCTTACTCCGGGACACAAAAATCAAGGCGCAAGGCCTTGACATAACTCAGGTTGTATTGTTGCTGAGTCGCAATGCACATTGTGTTGCCAGCCACCTAATCGCCGTCGAGCCAATCTCGATTACGTTGAGCCCAGCGAAAGCGGCCACCGCGCCAATCGCTAGCGAAGGCTTTCCCAACACTCGCATGAGCTTGTCTCCCATGGGTGTTCCCTCGTGGCGTTGCACGAGCGCGCGCAGCGCTGTTTGTTGGGGGTCGAGGCCAGCCACGGCTGCTATCAGGGCTTGTTGTTCTGGAGGGCACGGGCGCCGACCGGCACGCCAGTCGCTGACGGCCATGCGAGTGGTGCCGATCATGGTGGCGAGCTTGTTATCGCTGCCTGCTATCGCGCTGGCTTTGTCGATTAAGAAATTTAGTTCTTCAAGGTGTGTCAAGGTGTACTCCAAACACGTACATTCCGTGTACGCAATTCGCGTACATTTTGCCCCGTTGGGCATAGGAGCACATTTTGAACGCAACTAGCAAGATTCAGATTCTCAAAGTCGGCACCGTGCAAGACAAGACGTATGAAGGCCGCGCGTACCAAATCCAAGAAGCCGAGTGCGTCATGCTGAACGACGATGGCTCGGTCGAGGGTGTGGCGGTTCTCCGCCTGGGCGAAAAAATGCGCGGCGACAACGCGCCGAAGCCCGGTTTCTTCACTGCCGCATTCACCCTGCGCGCCAACCCCAAGGATCGCCGCCTGGAGGCCTCGCTCGCGGGCCTCACGCCGTTCGACGTCAAGGCACCTCGCGCGGCGGCTTGATGTTTCACGCCATCGCATTCGCTCTGGCGGTCCCTTCAGCCATCGCGTGCATGTGGGTTCTCTCCACGTTGACCGCTCCGAAGCCTGTATGCGCTGGCTGATCCAGACCTTTGGCCGCAGCTTCGTCTGGAAGCTCGGCGCCATCGCCGCCGTTGCCGCAGTCGGCTGGCTTTTCAAGTGAGTCCAGCCGGTTGCTCGTCATCGTCGTGAGACGCCGCGAGCTTCCGGGTGCACTTCCTCAACTTGCCTACGCACCGGGCTAGGAGTCTTTCCAATGAACCGTATCAACGCTCTCCGTGCCGCTGTGGCTGCTGCTTCGCTCGCTGTCGGTACCTCGGTCATGGCCGCAGTGCCCGCTGGTGCCGAGGCCGCGATCACCGAATACAAGACCGACGTGACGCAGGTCATCGGCTGGTTGATCGCTGCCGGTATCGCCGTCTTCGCCGTGCGCAAGCTCGGTCAAAAAATGGGCTGGCTGTAAGCCGGTCCGGAGCGGGCAATGGCATCACAAACCATCGAGTGCGGCGCTGCTTGCTCGATCACCGTCGAGCTTGCGCCCGCTCCACCTACGACCGAAAACATCGCTGACATCGGCTTTGTTTTCGGTCTTTTTCTTGTGGCGGCTGCCGTCGTGTTCTGCGCACGGCAGTTCCTGAAATTTTTTGAGGCAACCCCTCATGACTGACAAGGCCCGCTATGCCTTCTTCGATCGAAATGATGTTCGCGCTTGGCTGTGTGCTCTTGCTCTGGGTTGCGTTTGGCTGAACGCTGGCGCAGCGAACAAGGGGAACATCGGCAAGGTCGGCCAGACCTCGAATGGCCGCAGCACCACTATCGGCCCGGTTACGAACAGCACCGGCAGCACGATCCCGATCTCGCCATCCATGGGAGGGTGGACTCAGGCAGGTAATTACGGTATGCCTACAGGCGCTACAGGCCCCACGGTTGGGCATGTTGGCTTTAACGGCGAGTTCATCGTGGGTGGCTCGGCGAGCGGGCGTGGTGTGAAGTACCCCGCGAGCGGCAGTTATGCAATCCCCTGGAGCACCGTTGCGCCCGTAGCTGCGGGCATTGTCTGCGCGGTGGCGACGGCAGGTGCCTGCGGTGTCGCTAGCGGGATCGCTGCGGCAACTCCTTACATCATGAATTGGGTCGAGCGTGCGGGTGGCGCGCGCGATCCTGAGACGGGCAACATCGGGTCCGGTGATCCGGCTGCTAAGCAGTCCGATGGGTACACCTGGACGTCGCCGAACATTCCGGGTCAGACATTCCAGACGAAGGAGTTGGCGTGTCAGGCGCACGTGGCGCAGGTGTCTGTGGGGTCGGAAACGCGTAACGTGCACATCGTGGCTCCCTCGCTCTGTCAGTGGGAACAGAACCCGCCTTCGTACTGGACGACCTACTCGCAGAACATGACACAAGGCGGGGCGTCGAGTTGTCCAGTCGGGCGTTGGGTGTTGGCGAACTCGCCTTCATCGTGTTTCTTGAGCCCGCCCATCGTGGCGTGGACGGCGGCGGAGGTGGTGACGAAGCTGGCTTCGATCAATCCGGACCCGCGTGTGTGGGGTGAGGTGCTGGAGCGCGGTGGCGAGATTCCAATGCCTGACCCGACACTTACCGGCCCTTCGCAGATTCAGGGGCCTGAGCGCAGCACCACGAACCCGGATGGCACGCGCACAGTGGAGCGGACCACGTACAACTTTCAGACCTCCGGGAACACGATCAACAACACCAGTAACGTCACGACGACGACGACTTTCAACACCGACAACAGTGTGCGTAGCGTGTCCAACACGACAGAGACGCCAACGGCGGAGGAATCCGACGAAGAGGACGCTTGCGAGAAGCGACCTAATACCATCGGCTGTGCCGACATGGATACGCCGGGCGGTGAGATCCCCCGCGAGACGAAGACCATCACCTACGTCGAAGAGTCGGTGTTCGGTGGTGGCAGTTGCCCGAGCGACAAGCAGTGGTCGAGCGTCGTGACGGGCGTTAGCTACAAGGTGGTCGATTGGCAGACCTTCTGCGGCTATGCCCTGCCCGCTCGGTTCCTCGTAATCCTCCTGGCCACTTTCGCGGCTTTCCTCATCGTCATGCCCGGCAAGGAGGTACGCACATGAAGCTCGGTGTATGGCTGCTCTCGATGATGCAGCCGCTGCTTGCAAAGATTCTCGCGCTGCTCGGCTTCAGCATCATCACCATCGTCGGCATGGAGGCGGTGGTGGGTCAGTTGAAGTCGCAGATCGTCGCGAGCATGGGCGCCATGCCCGCCGACTGGCTCAACTTCGCGCTCTACATGGGCATTGGTAAAGGCATGGGGATCATCTTCGGTGCATGCACCACGAAGCTTTTGCTGTGGTCGATAGAGAACGCGACCAGCATCATGGGGAAGAGCAATGGCTGAGACGTTGTTGTTTGGAGCGCAACTCGGTGTTGCCATTCTCGGCACCATCGTTGGCGGCGTGGTGCTCTTGCTCTGCTGGAGGCGTTTGTAATGCTGACCGTGTGGACGGGCCAGCCCGGCTCTGGCAAAACGGCGGGCGTTGTCGAGAAGGTGTTGATGCCGCTCGCCGCAAAGGGCTGGATCGAGCACGCGATCGACGCCGAAGGAAATAAGGTCGAGGTCAAGCGCAAGCTGTTCACGAATATCAATGGCTTGCTGCTGGAGCACGAGAAGATTGACGCCGACGATTTGCTGCGCTGGCACGAGTGGGTGAAGCCCGGTGATCTGATCGTGTTCGATGAGGTGCAAAAGCCTTGGCCGCTCACGGGTGCGAACAAGGAGCAGCCGAAGTGCATCACCGAGTTGGAGACGCACCGGCACTACGGCATCGACATGCATTTGCTCACGCAGCATCCGATGTTGATTAATGCGGCCATCGTGCGGCTTGCTGGGCAGCACTTCCACGTGCGCAAGCTCGGGAATTCGCGCTACGCGACCATCTACGAATGGGATGGTGTCAGCCGCACGCTGCTCTACAAGAACTCGTTTTCGAAGAAGCCATGGAGGCGCTCGAAGGCGGCGGAAAAGGCCTACCGGTCGAGTTCGTTGCACACAAAGCAAAAGCGTTCGCTGCCGACTGTGCTGTTTGGCGTGATCTTTGCGGTCGGGTTGATGGGCTATCTCGGCCCTTCGGTTTATGCGCGGCTTCAGGAGCGGACCAATCCGAAGCCTGTGGAGGCGGCTAAGGTCGAAACCAAGGGCGTGGCCTCTCCGGGTGCGCAAAACGTGGCTACAGGCCCCGCAGCGCCCGCTCCTGTGCCTGCGACGGTGCCCGGCCAGCCTGCGGCGCCGGTCTTTGCCGGATGTGCGCGCATCCGAGACCGCTGCCAGTGCTTCGATGACAAGGGCACGCCGGTCGAGAAGGAGCGCCTGTTTTGTGACGATATGACCCGCGTGGCGGTGGGTATCGGGGCGCCGCTCGCGCACCTCCGCGATGACGGCGCGGTGCAACGCGAATTGCTGGCGCGCATGGAGTGGGCCGACAACGACAAGGCGGTGCTCTCGTACATGCAAAAGCGTTCTGAGGCAGCCGCGGCTGCTTCGGCGGTGCCGCGCTCCAAGAAGTGATTACGGGCCCCTGCGCATGCGCTCTCACTACTGCAAAGCAAAACGCCGTAGCCCTTGTGGCGGAGGCTTCTTGTCTCTGGTGCAACGTGGATTACGTGCCCCTGCCCTCTCTCTGGCCGGACAGAAAAACGCCCGCGGCTGCGGGCTCCTGCAGGTGGATGTGCTCCAGGGCGATCAGTTCGTCGTGCGTCTGTGCTGGCCGGCCGAAGCGCTAGCTTGCGACGCGCTCGGCCGGCGCGCAGCGCCGGCCAATTTATTACTAAGACACTTCACGACAGGTCCCTATGAAGCACCCTACTCGCTCGTCTCGCCGAAGGATGGTTCGGTATTTCTTTCTGTCCTTCGGCCAAGCTCTTTTCGGTATCGGCTTTTGTCTCGGGGCGCTCGTGGTGTTGTCCGCCGCGATGATCTTCGGAGTCCAGAGCCGCTTTTGAAAAAGAAAGACCCGGCGCAGCCTGCCAGCCGCCCGGGTCGTGATCACTGCCTTATCTTTGGGAAACAGCGATGCAACGTATTGTGGACGGGATTGCCTATGAGGGCAAATACCTTGATAGCGCCTTTGATGTTCGGGTCTGGGAGTGCAAAGGGCATCGGGAAATTTCCGCCCGGCGTGTAGTCGAATGGACAGAGATTGGCCCTGCACCCGACTGGTCGCACCTCGCCTCTCTCACTGATGCCGAGCTTGAAGAACGCAAGCTAGCCGATGCGCTGGAGCGCAAAGAAAAGAACCTGCGTCGTGCCGCGATGCGTGCGAAGACGGCGTGCCGTCGATTTATCAAGTCCATGGGCTTCGATGAAATGGCGACGATCACCTACCGCGAGAAACAGACCGACGAAGCGCTGTGCAAGGAGCACCTCACCAAGTGGGCGCGGCGCATGCGGGCATTGATCCCGAGCTTTGGCTACTGCGCGGGCTATGAGACGCAGGATCGGGGCGCCTGGCACGTTCACCTTGCGGTTTACAAGATGCCTGCTTTCGTCATGATGAAAAAGC